CTTTCGGAAACATACCAATTTCCATATAGGTGTGATTGACCACAACCATCGGAATATCCTTCAGCGTAAGATGCGGCGTCACCATGCGGAACAGGGATTTAATTTGCTTGGCGCGAGTCATATCACCAACAGACTTTTGCTCTAGCGCATCTTCAACTTCTTTCTTCGAAGCAAGGTTGCCAATTGAATCAATGAGAATCATGACATGATCGCCACGCTCAATGTTAGTCAACTGATTCATGATATCAAACTTTAATTGTTCGACGTCGGTGATTGGCGTATGAACAACACGCTCTTTATCAATGCCGAAGTTTTGAAAATACGACTGCGGAGTACCAAACTCAGAATCGTAGAATAGAACAACAGCATCAGGATACTTGTCCTGATATGCTTTTGCCATAATCAAACTGAATGCAGTCTTAAAGTGCTTACTCGGACCAGCCCACATTGTGAGACCAGGGGTGAAGCCACCGTCAAGTGAGCCAGAAAGCGCAATATTAATGGCAGGAATGCCAGTTTGCACCATATCCTTCTCTTCGAAGAAGATTGAGCGAGAAAGAATTGCGGTGTCTTTAATTGTAGAATTTTTCTTCAGTTTATCGAGTAGGCTCATTTGTATTCTCCGTATTTGGATATATGTATTGTATAATATTTTATGAGAAAAAGCAATCTAGTGATTCAACCTTTTCAGATTGCCAATTGATTGCAGAAAGAATAATGTCTAACGGCTCAAGAAATGACTTATCAAATTGCAAATCATAATCAATATATTGCTCTGCTCCAAGTTGTTTCGGCAGCCCTGAGATAAAGGCAAGAGTATTGTTATTGAAGATATTTGGCTGCTTCAGATAGATAAACTTAATCTTCTCGCCTTCTTGAATTAATTGATAACGACGAGTTAAATTTAAATTTGTTAAGAAGTGATTGTAGACAAGCGCACCCTTCACATGAATTGGTGTACCTTTCTTAAAGATTTGCGCAGCGTCAGCATACTCTGTCAAGCCATTCACGCTTCGTGGGAAAGAGATATCTTCAACAGGAAGTTTCTTGAAGTCATTGCGAAACTTGTCAATAAACTTGTGAAGATCTTCCTGCGTTTGTGTCATGATAATATTAATTGCTTCTTTAATTTTCGTGCGACAGGCGGAGGGAGTTGACGACTTAACAGCCTCGAGACCCATAATCTTCAATTTTGGTTTTGCATAAGCAACACCTTCACTATCATAGACATTTAGAATATAACGCTTCTTCGCAGTCCAGATTGCTTTATCAGCCAAAGACTCGCGCTTCATTTCCATGCGTTGCTGGTATGCATTCATATAGATTTTCAATTCTTCATAGGAATTGTCAATGAATGGTTGAATCTTCTCTTCGCAAACCTTATTCATAAACTTGATAACTTTCTTCGTATCACTTACCTCAGGATACAATTTGTTAACTAGCGGACCCAGTTTCAGATAAATTGAGTCTGTATCAGAAGCGATTACATAATCTTCATCTTTAGTTTTGAGAAGATTGTTCATATACTCATTGATCTTCTTCTCAATCCAACGAATCGACAACTGACCTGCCGTTGTAATACCTTCAGCGATACGAATATCAAAGAAGCGGAAGTACTGATTGCCCAGTGCACCGTAAGCAGAGTTTAGAGTAACCTTCTTTGCCAACTGAAGATTGTTATATCGCGCAACTTGGTTCTCAAGATAATGGACTTGATTCTTATCTTCAAGAACAGTTTCGATTTTTTTCTTGGCTTCAATTGCTAACTTCTTATAGCGTGTACGATCTTTGTACATACTATCCATAATCTCTGGCATGATGCCTTGAGATTTATTACTAAACAATTGACCGTTAGGAGTGACACTCACACCAAGATCTTTCAGCACACTAGTATCAATTTTTTGATCAAGTAAATTATTAACATTTATTTCATTATTAGAAATAAACCCACGCATATTATCGTTATACTTCTGTGGTTCAATCAATGTTTCCATTGAGATATTGTATTGCATAATCAAGTGTGGGTACAAACTGTTTAAGTCGAACGATGCTACCCAATCGTGCATGCCGAGAATTGGATCCTTAACATACGCACCTTCGTAGGCTGTCTTTTTATCACCACGCTTCATTTGTGGTATAACAACCTTCTTCTTTAACAGATAATTATAAACAATCGCATCCCACATTCGCACTTGTGTGAACACATCGTCATAGTTGACTTTATTATCATATGCAAGAGTTAACGCCAACTCAATGAGTTTCATCTTGTCTTCAAGTTTCTCGACAAGTTCTACGTCCTTGATGTTATATTCAATAAACTTTTGATAATCCTGTTTATAGAGTTGATGTAGAGTTTCGAACTCACTGAAATCAATTTTCTTTTCCCCCAACTCAACGTGGGCGATGTTATCAAGACGATAAGATTCTTGTTGAGAATAGGTAAATTTACGATAGAGTTGAATATAATCAAGAATGGCAATGCCAGAGATGTCATAAACCTGTGTTGGGCGGTTCATGATATAAGTCTCACTTGCACTAATACGATTCCACGGAGAAAGTTTTTTTGCCTCATCCTCACCAAATAACTTTATAATCCTATTGGCAAGATACGGAATATCGAATTGTTCAATGTTCCATCCACTTACAACATCGGGGTGGAATCTGCTCCATAGGTCGAGGAATCTTCGTATGAGGTCGTGTTCGTCTCGACACTTTGCATAATGGACATCGTCACGATGCTTGCTATAATCGCCGACACCAAACACAAAATAATTTCCTTTAATTTTAATTGTGATTGCAGTGATTGATTCGTTGGCGGCTCTTGGTTCGGGGAATCCATTTTCAGATCCGACCTCGATGTCAAGATAGGCAATACAAACTTTATTAGCATCCCACAATATATCATCACTAAAGTTATCGGCAATAAAAGCATACTGATAACGATTATTACCAAAAATAGGGAAATTATCAACACTCTCATACCTCTGTAAAAAATCGCGACACTCTGGAATAGTGCCTGGCTGAATCGGTTTTACGAACTCCCCGTCAAGAGTTCGATATTCTGTTTTTTCATTTGCCAAAAGATAAAAGGTCGGGCGATATTCAATCTTTCGCCTGACCCTCTTATCGTTTTCAACACCACGATAGAGAATATACTTACCCGCTACCGTAATGTTCGTGTAAAAATCGGACATATTACCCTGTGATCAATTGTTGCGGAGGAACGACAATTCCTGCACCATAGATCTGATTATACCCGTTTTTCACTTCTTCCGCAACCTCTGCGGCACATACAATTTTCTCAAGTTTAATTGTAAACGGACCATCGCTTGCTTGCATCCAAGGCAAGAATCCAAGAGCAGGACCATTTGGTGTGTTGCGCATTCCGCAAGAAACAGGATTTTTGAAAGTAATTTCGTCACCACCTTCAGCGATAATTTCGACTACTAATTCCTCGCCACTTAGAAGTTTTAGTGCTTTGAGTGTCATTTGTGTATACCTCTTTGTATTTGTCAAATAAATTTTTTTGTTTCAGGTTTTGTTTTTCACCGTTTAAATATAAAGTATCGTGAATCATAACCCATGTATCTTTACCAACTCTTAACTGCCAACCATTAAAATCTAATATCTCTATCTGTTTAGAGACTAAAAAATTACGGAGTTCACTTAATGAATTCATATAACCGCCATTCCTGCACCTAAAATACCTGCAGTGTTTCCAAGTTGCGCCTTATATATGTTGAATGGTGCACGAAGTAAGTGACCCCAATCTTTCCATTGATCGCTTACACCACCACCAATTACTACATTATCTGGCCAAAATAATTTGTTGAGTTCAGCCAAATATATGTTGACATTCTCAGCATATTCTACCCAACGCCAACGATTATCTGCCTTTGATTTAGCTGATGCGATTGTTTCAGCGTTGTCAATGCCACCAGGAAGTGCCATTCTACCAAACTCAGTGTTTAATAAAAGAACACCATCATTGTAGATGGCAGTTCCAATTCCTGTTCCAAATGTTAAAAAAATTGTGGCGCCAGGCAAATTACGCATAGCACCAAATTTAATTTCAGCATATGCTGCTGCGTCGGCATCGTTTAATGCCTCACACTTAACGCCGAGCATATCCTGGGCAAGTTGTTTAAAATTAATATCTTTCCAAGCAGGACCAATGTTTGGTGCTGTTTTAGTAACACCATCTTTGATAATACAAGGTATGCCGAAGCCGACTGCTTCACAATCAGCAGGAAGTTGTTCTTTAATCAATTGAAGAGCATGTTCTGGTGTAGATTGATGCGGAGTTTCAATCGTAACTCTGCTCAACACATTTCCCATGTATGGATCGACGATTCCTATTTTAGTTAAAGAACCGCCGATATCTACTCCAACAATGTTATTCAGCATCTGACGTGTCGCGAGTTTCCGTGTTTTGACGCTTTAACTTGTGCGATACATGATTAGCATGCGCGGCAATAAATGAACGCTTTATAGAACCACGCTCATGAGAATTCGCGACCCAACCATTTGCTTCAGCCATTGTAAGCATACGCTTTAAACTGCGCGGAAGTTTTGCATTAAAAAAATCACTACGATTAGCCATTCAATAATTCCTCACATTTAGTCCAAAATCTCTGCTGTTGACCAGGATGGAAAATTTGCCAGCAATGCCAAAACATTTCTTCTTTATCTATTCCATAAGTTGTGCCAATTCCATAATTAGGCATTCCATCAGCCAGACGCCAGAATGGCTCAGCATTAGTTTCCCAAGCCATACGAATTGGTGGTGCATCATACTTCAATGGCATTAGAATTTCAACATCAATATTACTCTCTCTTGCCCTCCAAGTCAACTCTTCTGCCACATCACCGCGTGCTGTTGGCTCAAAACTTGGTTTGCCCATTTTCTCATAATTTTCAACAGTAAATGTGATATTGTGTGCGCCACAAAAAACATGCTGACCGTTCTCAATATGATTGCTGCGTTGCGCATCACCAACAAGTTTACCATTGTATGCTGCATTGAACATATAATCTAGAGCAGTGAAATTTAATGGAACGCAATCAATATCCAAGAACATAATTGCGTCATGCCCACGGTCCTTCAGCATAGGAATAACTTGCGTCATTGTCGCGCCGTGCGATCCATCAGTTAGCAAATGATAAAACTGAATATTTGATTTATTAAATTTAGCAACTACATTACGCTGCAGTTCAACGGTCTTTTGGTCAACATTGCGCATAAAAATTGACGCAATGCAAGGTTTTCTTGCGTAGTGTGGGTCGTTGTTATCGTTACTCATACATATTCCCCTCGTAACTTGTACTTAACATCGAATCTATCCACATTTAATTTGCTCAAGTTCATGTGATGGCGTAAGATAGATTCTGGGTGGAATCCCATACCTGAATTCGCATAATTAAACAGACTTGGGAATAGTAGACAGTAACGCTCCATTGAAGCAGCGTCACCTAGTGCCATCAAGTCATTCAATCCACCGCGATGATCAGAACCAGAGGGCACATAAACCGTATCTGGCGCCATTTCTCTGAACAGTGGGAAATCGTCGAAGGCTAAATCAAATCGCATACGAATGACACAATCATACTTAATGTCATTCAGCGATTCATAATTTCTCATAAGATCGAAACACCGCCAGACCTTATAGTACATATAGAAGATATTTGGAACAATTGTTTCATGCGCCCAACTACCGTCAAAGGCTTGATGATTTTCAATATTCGTTTTGCCTAGTGTTTGGTGAAGGCGAGAAGTATCAAAGTCTTCGAATGTCGCAAGTTTTGGACGGTACTCGCGCAAAATTTCGTCATTGGTCATATCGTTGGGAATGTATTGACCACGATGATCGAGAGTGTAATTGTTTGGTAACCAAGAATCAATAAAGACATCAGCACCATAGGGCTGAATAATCTTTTCATAGAGCGAAGGATAGCATTCTTTTGCGTTACGAATTTGTCCTGAAATTAAAACTGCTGTTTTCATGTGTCATGTCTCTTTCTATAATCATACGAATAATCTGTACATATACCAAAACATTGTGATACATCATCATTATGTAGTTCAGGCATAACAGCGATACTGTGTTTAATTGGCTGCTTTCCAGGATACACCCAAATGAATCCTTTATTTGTCAAGGTTAGAGTATCTTCTTCGTGCCAAAAATAGTGAACTGAACGAATATTAGAACGCTTTAGATATAACAACGCATCCACATTTTTGCAGTGAAACCAAGTAAATGGCGCAATTAATGATAGCCATTGCTCGCCTACTTCGAAGTCTGGCGTATCGTGACCCAAAAAATATTTTTTATCAATCACACGAAGATCAACTTCAACATTGAAATTTTCTTCGATGGCTTTTTCAATTTGTTCTGGATGATTTTCTAATTGCTTGTTTGGTCCCTCAAGCAATCCACGATGAGCAATAATAATCATAGTTCCTCTAACGAAGTTTGTATATCCTTTGCAGGATCAATGTAACTATACTCATTTATATATGTTCGTTTCTCAGAGTTCGCAACAACAAAAAAATCTCCAAGCATACTATTGCCAACAATATCAAAATACTTAATCATCAATCGTTTGGCTTCTGCAAAATCTGAAGGAATCTTATATGGGTATTGATCAATCTTCTCATGCATTTCAATCCACTTCATTCCTATTTGTTGTTCGACGAAAATAAAAAAATCAAACTGATTGAATGGAGCATACTTTAATGCATCTTGATTAAATTGACAATCATACATCAATCGAGAAATCAAATCTTTAAATTTCTCAGTCTTGCAACAAATTATATGGTCTGATGGATGATAACGGAGATATTCAATCCTTCTAAAAAATACATCATTTGTTATCATCTTGTTGTCTTCTAGTAACAATGCATGTATTATAGGATCCAAATTTGAATAATATTCATCGCTTCTCACTTTAATCGCGTACTTTGTTTGAGTCCACATCAATGCTTTTTGAGTGGTAAAAAATTGAAGATATCTATTTTGTCTGTTATAAACTCTATCTAGTTTTTCTTGTTTAATTGGTCTGTTAATTATAATTTGTAGATTAGATCTTTTGATGGGCTGAAGATATTCTTCTATTGTTGGGTGCGTCCAACTTGAGTCGTCCCAAGTGCTAATAATAGTGTTGATGTGTGGGTGCAACATAGCCATCGTAATCATATTACGATGCATAGGACCCTGAATGATTAATGTAAAATCATCAGTCATTTTTCAGCAATCCAAAACCTTCTATGACCTTTAGTGAAATTAACTGACGCTGAATCGAGTGGCGGCTCGCACACCCAATCATAACAATGAAATTCTGCGTTTAACTCTTTACTGTCGAATCTATTGTAAAGAAATTCTAGGTCAATGAGTTTTTCTTCCACTGAAGCAGAGGACATTCGAGTTGAGTATTTACCCAGATCTTGATCATAACCATCAACTTGTTCCATTTTGATTTCGAATTCTGGGTCTTCGCTGTCGCACACTTCAGATTCTAAAAAAATTAGATTAGCGTGTTTAGCAGCAGACTCAAGATCTTGACGCCAATTGTCCAAATGATACAGAACACCCCAATGGATAACAATATCAAATCTTCGATTCAAGTCCCATGGATAGTTTTGATCTAAACAGACAGTTTCAGCATTGGGCATAACTTCCTTCAAAGTATCAAGATGCCCCTGTCGCCCATCAGCAAAAGTTACTTTCGCGCCAAGTTGATTTTGCAAATAACGACCAATATGCCCATGTCCGCACCCAAGTTCTAGGATAGTCTTATCCTTGAAGAATGCTTTACCATACAACTTTTCAATAAAATTGACGCGATTAACACGCCATTGGATATAGTGGTCAAGAAACATTATTTCTTATAGTTTTGCAAATAGTAGTTTAGATCTTCTGGCGTCCCCAGACCCCACATGCCTTCGGCTTCCTTGATACGAACCCGCTTACCGTCGCCGATGGCTTCGTTGAATACTGGGCAGACATAGAACTCGTTATTTACACGAACATTTTTGTCAATCATCTGCTCAGCATACTTCACATAGTCAGAACCCCTTTTCCAGAAGTAAATTCCAACAGTGGCATTATCACTGATTGGCTTCTTCTCAGCAACCTCGGCAACAAAACCATCTTCACCGACTTTAGCATACGACCACTTTGGATGCGTTGCTTTGAAGGTAATGATGCCACCATCAACACCTTCAGCATTAAATGCATAGAGGCACTCGTTGCTGTTCCATTCAACAAACTGGTCGCTGTTAGCAATCACTAACTGCTCATCATTGTTGATATATTCTTTTGCGAGGAGCGTGGTACAAGCAGCACCTTCTGTAACACCATCAACCTGCACAATCTTACAACCAGGAGCGATGAGATTCAAAAGCACCGGAAGGTTGTATTTTTCATAGTGTTCTTTTTGTACAATGAAAATATACTGTGCTTCAATGTTAAGATTATCCACGACAACCTGAATCATAGGCTTGCTGCGAACTTCGATGAGTGGCTTTGGGAAAGTATAACCAGCCTGAGCGAAGCGTGACCCCGCACCAGCCATTGGGATTAGTACATTCATTTTGCTAGACTTCCATGGAATAGAGACATCTTTATAGTCTTCAAGTGTATTAATGATTCGATCAATTGTTGAGTAATTCAAGTCACTGCGATTCTCAACAGGAACTAACTTTGCTCCACTATCTAGTGCACCTTGACGACCGATATGACTGTCTTCGATAACAACAGTGTTGCGCGGCAACGCATTACATGCAGTCATTGCTTGCCAATACATTTCAGGATATGGCTTCGTGCGCTTTACATCCTCGTTGCTCACATAGTAATCGATGTATTCAAGGATTCCGAGTTTAAGGAGAACAAGTTTAACAGTGTTGCGAATGCTGTTGCTAGCAACAGCGATTGAATAGTCTCGCTCTTTAAGTTCGCGAAAATAACTCACTAGTTGGTCGTCAACCTCAAGTTCACGGAAAATGTCGAAGGTCGCCCTCTGTTTATCTTCCCAAACTTGATTGTGTTTACTAACAGGCAAATTTTTGCGCTGAGTTAGCATATTAAGTTTCTTGGTTGTTGAAAGACCATCATACAAACTCAAGTGCTCTTCTTGGTTGATCACAAACTCAGGACCGACCTTTTCGAGTGCGCGATTGAGTGCTTCATAATGAATCTCGCGGCTATCCAAGAGGACGCCGTCGAGATCAAATATAACAAGTTTATTTGTTTTTAATTTTTCCATGGTAAATTCCCATTGTGTTTTTCTAGCATTGTCTTGTTACCACGCTCAAAGAACTCATGCTGAACAGACAAACCAGTATTGCCGACGCGATATTTTACCGTATACTCACGCGTACAGTCAAACTTTAGATTGTTTTGTTTAGACATCAGAGTTCCTGATATGACTCTATCAATTTCAGGCTGACCTGGCTCACGAAACTTGCGATACCAAATCGGCGATATCTGAACTGCTACCATCTTATGAACCATGTAGCAGTTTACATCAACGAAATAATCCTCTGGGTGAAGAACACTTGGCCAAAGCCCAAGACTTTCGCAGTTGTCTTCGCAGAGAATGTTCCCGTCCTTATCTATAATCTTTCTCAGAGAGAAAGCCCAATGAAGTTTCTTTTCTAGCACAAGATTTACAAGCGTAGCAACATGAGATGGTTCTAGGCAGTTATCCTCATCTAACCAGATATGATAATCGCCATCTGCGAAATAAGTAGCAGCACCGTACACACGATGACCGTTATAACGATTAATGCCTGTAGGATACGGAAGAACGCATACATGTTCATTTGTTCCATTTGGAAACTCTAATGCTTTTAGAATTTCGTCTGTTTGATTCCAACGATTTTTGCCATCAACAACTACAATATGTTCGATGTTCGTATATGTTTGAGCACGAACTGATTCAATGCAGTCCGTGATAAGGGGATTACCAGTTGTTGGTGTTATGATTGATACTTTCACAAATTAGTCCCAAAGATTCTCATAGTATTTACCAAACAAACGGAAAGCATTCTTCTTGCGATCATGATATGCTTTTTGTTTTTCAAAATCATAGACAGGTTCTTTAAGAGTGATCATCTCGCTCCAATCTTGACCTTCTTTCTTGACTCGCTTGTATTTGCCTTTCTTGATGCAGAAATCTGGTTCGCGATCGTGAGCAAGTTCACCAAATGCCCAAATCATCTCTTTCATGACCCAGTCCCAACGCTTGAAGTGATTGGAGTCAGTATCCCATTCGTTCTTCTTTGGTTTTGCGTTGGTAGAACGAAGATGCTCAGGCACATCTTCGTCATCGGTATATGGTGCACCATGATTCGTTTTGTGCAACTGCTTGAGCATAGGGTAAATGATATCAGAAAGAGTATGCGCCATGTTCCATGTATCCCATGGATCA